AAGCCGCCATGCAAGCGCACATTGCAGAACACCTTGCCTTCCAATATCGCATCGAGATTGAGAAGATGCTGGGCGTTCCGCTTCCTCCAGAAGACGAACCTCTACCTGAAGACATTGAAGTTGAACTCTCCCGTGCTGTGGCGATGGCCTCAGACAAACTGCTCCAGAAGGATCAGGCGGAGACTCAACAACAACAAGCCCAACAACAAGCCCAAGATCCGATCCTGCAACTTCAACAGGCCGAATTCCAGCTAAAACAAGCGGAATTTGAGCATAAGAAGACAATGGATCAAGCCGAACTTGCGTTGAAAGCCCAAGCCGAACAGGCAAAGAATGAACGGGAAACCAAACGCATCGATACTCAGGCGGAAATCGCCGGAGCGCAACTTGCCGTTAAAGCTTCTGATAAGCAAAGAGATTTAGCTCTGCGATCTCAGGAGTTTGAAGGTAAGCAATTAACGGAAGGAGTAAGACTTGGACTTCAAGGAGTGGCTAATAACAGAAGTAAAAGGTGAACAGCGTTCCCTTATTGAATCTGTGACCCATCAACCAGCGCCCGACTATGCGTCGTATAGAGAGGTGCTGGGTGAAATAAAGGGTCTTCAGCGTGTAGTACGTTTACTGGAGGATTTACCTGATGAGTGATTTACGGATGCCCACCCCAATGGGCTATAAGCTATTGATTGCAATACCAAAGTTGGACGAAACCTATGAAAATACCCAGATTGTTCGTCCAGATCATTTACTTAAGAAGGAAGAAACCGCCACCGTTGTTGGTTTGGTAATGAAGATGGGTTCTCTTGCCTACAAAGATCAAGATAAGTTTCCCGATGGGCCTTGGTGCAAGGAGGGTGATTTTGTCTTAATGAGGGCGTATTCAGGAACCCGGTTCAAAGTCATCGATAAGGACGGCTCTCAAGAGTTTCGCTTAATTAATGACGATATGGTTGAGGCAGTCGTTGAAGACCCCCGTGGAATCACACGCATTTAAGGAGCGGCTATGAAAGACGAAGAAAAAGTTGAATTTGAGGTCGAAGACGAAAGCGTCCAAGAGGTTCAAAACGAGCAAATAGAAAATGATGTCGAGATTGTTGACGACACCCCTGAACAAGACCGAGATAAAGAGCATCTTGGGGATGTTGAGATTCCCGAGGATGAAATATCTCAGTACAGCAAGAACGTCCAATATCGTTTAAAGCAGTTATCTCGGAATGTTCACGATGAACGGCGGGAAAAAGAACGGCTTATGCGGGAACACCAAGAAGCCATTAATTATGCCAAAACCGTTGCGGAACAAAACCGCCAACTCCAACAAAGACTGTCCCAAGGCGAATCAGTTCTTATTGAAAGCCATAAGGACAGGGTTAACGCCCGCCTCTCTCAAGCCGAACGAGATTATAAGGATGCGTATGAGGCTGGGGATTCAGACAAAATGTTGGATGCACAGAAGAGGCTCGCTTCGTATTCTGCTGAACAAAGGGAGGTAGAAAATTATCGCCCTGTTTATCAAACCCCTTTACAACAACAACAAAATAATGTACAAATACCACAAATCGTCCCCGATGAGAAAACTCGTCGATGGGTCGCCCAAAATGATTGGTTTGAAAAAGACCGAGAAATGCGTAGTTTCGCACTCGGTGTACACGACGATCTCGTCGCCAGAGGCATAACGCCAAGCTCCCAAGAGTACTTTGAACGCATTGAAAAGAGAGTGCGAGAAGTATTTCCGAGCAAATTCGGGATCAAAAAGCCCGCCAATGTGGTTGCTCCCGCATCCAGATCAACCGGATCTAGCAAGATCACGTTGAATAAGACCCAAGTTTCGATTGCAAAAAGACTTGGGGTTCCCTTAAAAGAGTATGCGAAATATGCAATGAAGGAGCAATCAGATGTCTAACCGTACACCTCGTGAATTAGAAACACGCCAAAACACAACAAAACGATGGGCACCCCCATCGCTTCTTCCCGATCCCTTTAAGGAAACGGACTATGCCTATCGTTGGATTCGGACCAGTACGCTGGGCCAGCCTGATGAAAGAAATGTCTCTTCTAAAAGGACGCAAGGTTGGGAGCCGGTTAGGTTGGAAGACCACCCGGAACTCCAGACCTACGGAAAAGTTGTAGGAAATGTAGAAATTGGCGGGTTGATGCTTTGCAAAGCACCGCAAGAAATGATGGATCAGCGTAATGCCTATTACGAGAAGATGACCCATGATCAAGCGGCGGCAGTAGACGCAACCCTTATGAGAGAAAATGATCCTCGGATGCCGATGTTTAGTGAGCGTAAATCGACCACAACACGAGGCACGAGAGGTTAACTAGGAGTTAAAAATGGCTTCAGTCGCTTCCCCCTTTGGGCTTCGACCGATCAACCTGATCGGTGGTCAAGCCTTTAATGGCGGCGTTATCCGGGAGTTTAAAGTTGCTTCCAATAACTCTGCCGCTATCTTTAATGGTGATCTGGTTGCTCTGGATACGGCAGGTCTTCCCGCCGCAGTCAGCGCCACCCCGGTCGCTATTAAAATCCCTTCCACCTCTGCTGACGCTACAGCAGGTATCGTTGGTGTATGCGTTGGCTGTCGTTACATTGATTCCACCGGAATCACCCAGTACCGGCAGTACCTGCCCGCCAACATCATTACCGCTGGCGCAACCGATGTCTTTGTTCGTGTGATGGACGATCCCGATGCACTGCTCCAGATTCAAGGCACAGCCGCTCTCGGTACGTTTAACAGCGGAACGGATGGCTCCGGATACCCCGGTGCAATCGGTAAAAACGCTCAACTTGGGTTTGCAACTGCGGGCAACACCGCCACCGGCAACTCCGGTGTAAACCTGATTGTTGGCTCAAACGGCGCTGGTCTTGTAGCAACCTCAACGTATGCAGTTCGTATCGTTGATGTTGTGGACGGCACTCAGACGGATGACTACCCCGAGTTTATTGTTAAGCTCAATGTGGGCGTTCATTCTTACACTAACTCGCTCGGCATATAAGGAGTAAGTAAAAATGGCTATTTCACGTTCCCAACTACTAAAGGAACTCCTGCCGGGACTTAATGCATTATTCGGTATGGAGTATGAGAAGTATCCCGAAGAGCATAAAGCGATCTTTGAAACTGAGACTTCTGAGCGTTCTTTTGAAGAAGAAACGAAACTCTCAGGTTTCGGTTCCGCACCTGTTAAGGGTGAGGGCGCAGCGATTGCTTATGACAATGCTCAAGAGGCATGGACTGCTCGCTACAACCACGAGACAATCGCTCTTGGTTTTTCGATCACCGAAGAGGCCATCGAGGACAACCTCTATGACTCTCTCTCGGCTCGTTACACCAAAGCACTTGCTCGTTCAATGGCAAACACCAAGCAGGTTAAGGCCGCTAACATCCTGAACAACGGATTTAGCACATCCTTCCCCGGCGGTGACGGCAAGCCCCTCTTTGACACCCAGCACCCGCTGGTATCTGGTGGCGTTAACAGTAACGAACCCAGTACCGGCGCTGACTTGAATGAGACCTCCCTTGAGGCCGCTGTCATTCAAATCGCCGCTTGGACGGATGAGCGTAGCCTTCTAATTGCGGCTAAACCCCGTCGATTGGTTGTTCCTCCTTCGCTTATGTTTGTCGCAACCCGTCTTCTTGAGACCGAACTCCGTACAGCTACGGCGGATAACGATACCAATGCAATTCGCTCCTTGGGCGTAATTCCAGAGGGTTACACCGTTAACCACTACCTGACCGACACGGACGCTTGGTTCCTCACGACAGACGTTCCTAACGGCCTTAAGCACTTCGTTCGTAGTCCATTGGCTAATTCGATGGACGGCGACTTTGATACCGGCAACGTCCGGTACAAAGCTCGTGAGCGTTATTCCTTCGGATTCTCCGATCCGCTTGGAATGTTCGGGTCACCCGGAGCCGACTAATCATTGGCAAAAAAGGGGGGGTCAAAAGACTCCCCCTTTTGTTTTAAATCGTTTAAACTGATGCATACCTAGGAATTTTTACTTGCACCGACTGACCTAGCAGACGTAGTAGAGACGGTGTGAGGATGTGCTACTACACGAAAGGAGCCTTCAATGGCCTCAACGACTTTTTCTGGCCCAGTTACGTCTGATAACGGTTTTATCGGAGCGCTTACTGGTAATGTGACTGGCAACATTGCTGGTACAGGCAAAATCACCCACGCAACAACCGCCGCAATTAATGC